ATAGAACTATTAGGTGCAGGATGATTTAAACAAATACATTTTAACCCTCCAAAATCAATTTCAAAACAAGCTTTACATTTTTGAGCATTATTTTCTTTAATGTAAGATAAAATGGTTTTTCCTTTATCTATAATATCAGTAATAAAATAAAAATCATCTTTAAAAAGTCTTTCCCATACTTTCATAGAATATTTAGGATTAACATTAGAAATACTTTTTAATCCATATTGAAAAGGCAAAGTTCTTTCATCTGAATGATCCCATATATCATATTCAGCTATAAGTTTAATAGCTAATGGAAATCTATCTAAATGACTTAAAAATTTTTTAGCTGTCCAATATGCTGCTGACCTTGAAGAATCTTGTATTCCATTAAATTCTTCACCATATTTGTTCATTTCATTTATTGCTGTTTGATGATGGTCTATCCATACAAAATTACACATTCTTTTTAATTTAAGCATTTGTTCAAATGGTTGTAATGAAAAATCAAGCATATAAACAAAATCATTATTATCTATTATATTCCAAGGAAATTCATCATCATACCCCATAGGATACATTTCTGCATCTGGATAAATATATTTAATGATAGCACCACTACACCATCCATCAAAATCATCACCATGATAAAATACTTTTATTTTCATTTTTTAAATCCTAAAAATTTTACAATACTTCCCCATAATGATAATTTAAAATAATTACATTCTTTTATATCTTTACATTTACAATGCCAAAAATGACAATAATCATAAATATCACATGCTGGTGACATAACTTCACTTGTTCTATACTTACACCATTTACAATTTTTTTCAGTCATAATTAATAAATCCTTTATATGTATCACTATTTCCTTCTTCTTCTGATATAAAACAAGGGTCTTCATTCAAAAAATCAGATAAAATACAGATAAAAATAAAATGTTTAAAATAAACATTACCTACTATGTTATGAATATTATTAAGAATTGTTGTAATGATTCCTAATTCAAACAAACGTAAGTGATTTATTTCCATATCCATTAAATTATTAAGGTCAAAAGAAACATCTTCATTAAAAACATTTTTAAATCCTTCTTTTACTTCATTATAATTTAATTCTGCTTCTGTTGCATCTGACCGTGGAACAAAAACTTTTGTTTTATTTTCTTTGAAAATACAATAACATCCCCACATTTTTTAACCCTCCTTTAATAAATTTTATAACAATAACATTTATCTTCTATACATAAATATTGTTTATCTTTAAAAATAGCTATTGATGCTTGTTGTCCTTTTAATATAGTATATGTACCTACTGTTATAACAGTTGCTTTATCAGTACTTATCAACATTTTTGATGACCCATTGAAATTTTTTTCTATCACTTGAACATTAATTACTTGTCCAATATCAACAATTTTTGTTACCTTTGCTTTTTCACATCCAAATAATAGAAATATTATTAAAAATATTATTAATTTTTTCATAATTTTTTTCTTACTTTTTCTCTTTTAATAATTACATAAGGTAAACAGAATGATTTTAAACCTTCTATAAAAGTTTCTGGAATTTTAGTTCTATTATAATCATTAAAAAGACATGTAATTACAAAATAAATCACAACACTTATTAAAATTTCCATAATTTCTCCTTTTAAAAAAAATCATCAATAACATCACAATTTATGATGTTTTCTTTATTAATAGGTTCAAGTATAATTAAAAGTTTATTGTTAAAATACTTTTCAATCATTTTATTATAATCTGGAATGATACCATAGTCAAAAAATTCTTTAGGAAAAGTATAAAAAGATAAAACATCCAAATTGTACTTATTTTTCTTTAAATAAAGACATTTTATTTTATCACCTTCATGAATACTCTCATATTTATGAGATAATTTTAATTCTTTAAGTAACCAATGATAATTAGCAACTCCTTTTACCTGATAAGGTGTCCCTTTCTTATAAGAAAAATTAACATTAATGTATTTTCTTAAATTGTTTACTCCTATGTTAATAGCAATATCATCAGGATTGACTTTAAAGAATAATGATTTCTCTTCATTTAATAAATTTTTTAAATCTTCTTCTTGACCTTCATTCAATAATAATTTAATAAACTTTTTTAATACTTGTCTAAATGCTTTTGGTGCATTTGACCTTACAATTTCAAGACCTTTTGCATCAATTCTATCAGTAGAAAATCCTTCATCATTCAATACTCTATAACAATACATCTTAGGAGCTAAAAATAATGCAGTACTACAATAAATTTCTTGTTTAAATTTAATACAAAAATCATCTTTATCCACTATTGAATTATAATGATTTAATTGAACTTCATTATAAGCTCTTTCATTCACATTATTTTCAATTATTTTAGAGATTTCAAGAACATATTTTGTTTTTGTTTCTTGATTTAAAGAATTCCACAATTCTTCTGAAATTCCTTGTGATTTTAAAAAATCACCTATCATTATAAATAAAGAGTCTGTATCTATATAAGCAATTCTATCTATCATTGACTTTCTCTAATAATTTTTTACCTGTATTACTTGATTGTCTATGAAAATTTATTGAAGTTTTATTATTACAAACCATACAATCTTCCCATGAAAAATCTTCATAATTTGTACGAAAATCACCTAATGTTTTATTATGTAATTCTCTTTCTTTACATTCTATGATAGAATAACATTTTATGCAAATACCAATCCATTTATCATCAATTTTACCTTTTTTTAAAACTTTCATATTACCTCCTAATCTTTAATAATTTTATACATTTCCATACTACTTTCATACCCTCTTTCTGTCAATCGTATAATTTCAAAAATGGTCACAATTCTTCCTTCTTTTACTTCTCTTTCAGTGGAAGGCTTCATTAAAAATTTTTCACCTATTCTTAAATCAATAGGTTCATCAACAGGAAGTTTTTCAAATTCTTTAATTGTTATTGTTTTCATTTTTAATTTCCTTTATTATTTTTAATAATTCATTATTAGGGTTTTCAAGTAATTCGTTAACAAAAATTTCTGATTGTTGTATAGTATGTCTACCACATGAAGTAATTGCTTCAGCAATATTAACATTACAATAACGACAATAAGGAACACCTGTAACACCAAAAAAACTATTAATCAAAATTTTAATTGCCCATTGTAAAGCATGTTTTTCATTACTTAATTCCATATAATGATTAAATTCTTTTGAATTTTTTTCAAATTCTCTTGCTTTATCTTTATATTTTGCTTTTAATCCTTTTTGTTTAACTCTTTCCATGTAAGTAGATTTTAATAATTTTGCGGTTACACTCCTTGGTTGATTAAGAAAAACAGCTCCATTAGGAGCAATACTTATTAATTTTCTTTGTAAAATTGTATTAAATTTTAATAATTTTTTACTATCATACTTTTCAATACCATTATCCTTTAAAATAAAAAATGAAGGATATTCTTTTTGTTTAGTATAATTTACAATTTTTTGATAGATAGGTCTACCATAATGCAATTCTTCATGAATACCTATATTTGCTTTAAAATCTCTAATATGATTTTTTTCAAATCCTATTATTCTTCCAAAATAAGTTTCATTACCCATATTTAAAATAATTTCATGAGTAGGATAACTTGAAGCTATATCCAAATCTACAATAGTTTTATGAATACCTATTAAAGGTTCTTTAACATAAGCAGCAGGAAAGTGTTCTTGTGTTTGATTACTTTCCATTCTAGGAGCACATAAATTATTATTTCTAAAATATTTTAAAAATAATCCTTCTATTAAAGCAACAGAAGAATTATATTGTTTCATAGGTATTAAACAATAATTTGTTAGAGTTTGAGCTAATTTTATATAATTCAGTTTATTTTCAAGGTCATTCACTATTCTGGAATCAAGAATACAATAATCTACAAATTTATCCCAATTTAATAGAGAAAAATCATACATTGATTTGTATTCTGAATAATCAAGTTTATTTTTACCTAATTCTATTTCAGCAACATAATCAAGTTTGAATGATTCCATATTATTTGTTGTAAACCATTTATATAAAGAAAGATAATCAAAAATGGTTACACCTGCTATGTCAACATTAAAAACATCATCAATATTTTTTGATTTATAACATTTTACTACATTAATTGGTGATAATTTTTTATAAGGTTTTGCTTTTTTACCAAAAATAAGGTCACAACGTCTTATAATATAAGGTAAATCAAAACCACCATATTTATTCATTTTATTATCAGGGTTTATATTCCATCCTGTAATAACATCAAATTGTTCTTGATGAAACCAATCAAAAAATTTTAAAAGTAAATCTTTTTCATCTTCACATTCAATGTAATTAATAACATCTGCTTTTGAATAAGAACCAATACCAAATACTGTTATTTTTGAATTTTCATCAACAATAGAAATAAGATTAATAACAGCAGGTGTGTCTATTACTTTAGGGAATCCTTTATTATGAGGACATTCAATATCAAAAAAAGCAATATGAAGTTTAGGTATTACAGGATTGTCAACAGAATGATAATAATCTGTTAAAAATTGAATGGCAGGAAGAACTTTATTTTCCATACAATCATGAGAATGTTGATAATGATTGTATTCCTTATAAGAGTCAAAAGTTCTTTTTTGAACAAAATCACCAAAAATAGATTTTGTCTTTGTTTTTACTTCAACAGGTACAAAAACATAGGGAACAAAATCAATAACAGAATATTTATTTTCACCATTAATTTGTTCCCAAAGGTGAATTTGTGAATTACTTGAATCATAATAAACATTCTTATACATCAAGCAATCCTTTTTCTTTACATAAATTTATAATTAAATCATTGATTTTTTGTAAATAATTGGAATCAACAGCAAGATTTTGAACTTTTGTGGTAAAAGAACATCCTTCTTTTGATTTATAAAAATCATAAGCTTTTACAATTTCATTAAAAGTAAGAACTTTACAATATTCATTTACAATAAGGTTAAAAATTCTTTCATCTTGTAAAAGTGTTTCAAATTCTGAAGGAATATCTCCATACATACTGTTTATATAATTTATAACGAATTGTTCATGATGAATCATTCTTAATAGTTTTTCACACAATTCTCTTTTAATTTCATTGTTTTCTACATGTTTTCCAATAGCAACATCAATACCACTCATTATTATTCTCCTTTAATTTTTTAAAATCTTATTATATCAAATTTTTTCTTATTAGTAAAAAATAATTTTCCATCCAATATACATTAATAATAAATGCATTGTATTATCAGTCATTGTATAAACAATTCCATTAAATGATGATTGTATCATTCCATAAGAA